GGGTATCGCATATATGGTCTTGGCACTCCTGTGCGGAAGCAAGGTAATAGAAAGTGACATCTGAATTCTTAAGATGGCTTGTAGGTCTTATACGGTCAGGCGATGTACACCCGTTTTATATCTCTACCGAGTGGCGGAGGTCCAGAGCAATGGCAATGAAGTACTATCACGGGGAATGTCAGCGATGCAAGCATGAGAAAACTCCAAGTGTTCTTACGCCTGCAACGATGGTACATCATGTAAAACCTGTAAAAAAATACCCTCAATATGCCCTGTCTTTGTTTGTTTTTAATGCACAAACAGGGAAAAAAGAGGCTCAACTTATCCCTTTGTGCAATGACTGTCACGCAGCTGTCGAAAGCAAGACAATGAAGGCGACAGAAGGTTATCCGGAGCGATGGTAGGGTGTTTTTGGGGGGTATCCCCCCTTTCAAAAAAAGGCGGAATTTTGAGCCTTTTCATATCGGGTATAGGGACAGGACAATGTCGAGAGGAGCGGAAATTTTTGTTCTACGCACATATGCGCACATGCGCACGCGCGCGTAAATAGTATAGGAGGCAACAGTATATGGGAGCGGCCAAAAGGCAGAAAATCACGGACATAAGAGAGTCGCTGCTTGAACAGCTCAGAAGCTCGGGCAGGGACACCCCGTATTACATTGACATGGTGGACGCTTATCTTGACCTGTGGAGGGAAAGAGAGGCATTCAGAAAAGACATTTCAAAGAGAGGGTATTTTGTCTGCGAGACGGACAAGTATGGAAACACATGGAACAAAGTCAATCCCTCGGTGGTGGCGAGGCAGGGCACTACTGTGAAAATGGCGGCTCAGCTTATAAAGCTTGGACTCAATAATCCCTGCGCTGACGATGATGAGGAGATGTGACAGGCGTGTCCGTTGAAAGAGGTGATAACATGGCAGTCGGTAACAAAGGGAGCGGCGCATGCTGCTGCTTCGGGTGCGGCAGGCGGTCTCAGTCCTGTCACGCTCAGTGTGAAGAATACAGAGAATATCTGAAAAGCAATGCGGAGAAGCGCAATGCGCATCTGAAAGAGAGGCTTGCGCTTCAAGGCTACTCCGAGCACGTGGCAAGGTGCATCGAGAGAAGAAACAGGAAGAAAAGGCAATAATGCTATTGGGAGGTACATATGGAAAATACACATACGGCGATAATCAAGTTCCGTGACGGCGACAGTGCGGAGGTCAAGGGCTGTGCTATGATGGGCGTTGACGCTTCCGGGAATGTGCTTGTCATGGAGATGGGCACGGGTGACAAGCTGCTTATCAATTTTGACTGCGTGAGATATGCAGGCTTTGAGGATACGGTGGGAGCGGTCTCTGTCAATGACAATGAGCCTGAGACATTCCGCAGTTCCCACAGCAGGACGGGCAGAGGCAGACAGGGAGGTAATGGCGTATGATGATGTTCGTGGCGGGGCTACTTATCGGGTTCCCCATGGGAATGGTGCTGGTCGGAGCCGTTGCCTGCGTTATATCGGCAGGCGATTCGGAAAGAAAGGACAAGAAGAAATGAACAGAATAGAGGATTTCGTTGAATTTGTCGGAGGTCATATATGGGACGCTGATGTAATAGCGGGACGTCTCGAGGAGCTGGGATATTTTTCTGCGCCTGCATCAATCAGATATCACGGAAACGTTACGGGCGGTTTGTATGAACATTCCAAGGCGGTAACGCTGGAGTTGCTGAACCTTACGGAAAAGCTCGGTCTGAGGTGGGGGAGACGTGACAGCATTTACATTGTCGGAATGTTTCATGACATATGCAAGACTGACGACTACAGTCGTGAAATTGTTCGGGAAAAGGCGGCTGACGGAAGCGTGGTGTGTGAAACCGAGGGCAAGTGGGTGTACAACACTGATATGCTTTTACCAGGACATGGAGAAAAGTCCGTAATTATCGCACAGCATATTTTAGGCACACTGACGCAGGAAGAAATCATGTGCATCAGGTGGCACATGGGTGCATTTGATGAACGTGAGAATTGGAAGCATTACAGTGCGGCTGTAAAGAAATATCCCAATGTGTTATATACACACGTGGCTGATATGACTGCGTCGCAGATCATAGGCGTTTGAGGAGGATAACATGAGAGAAAAATTATTCCGTGGGAAGAGAACCGACAACGGCGAATGGATATGCGGTGATTTGTTGCAAGATGTTGAATCGAGCATTTGTGCTATTGTTTCATATGTAAATCTTGGGGGAAATATTCACGATTTATCCGAAAGCTGTATTTTCGCTGTTATCCCTGAAACAGTGGGACAGTACACAGGGCATACCGACAAGAACGGTGTAATGATTTTCGAGGGGGATATCGTTAAGGGCACTGCATATTCTGCTACAAGAATTGGTGTGATTGTTTGGATTGATGAAATTTCAAGCTTTGGTGTGCGCTATGTCAACGCCCCAAATCCTGCCGCTTGGGAAAATTCATCTATTTTGAGATGTGTTTCACTGGGTAAGACAGACGAATTTGCAGCAGAAGTCATCGGCAACATTTACGATAATCCCGAATTGCTGAATGCGGCGGCAAATGGACGGAGGTGAAAATTCGTGAAAACAGAAGAAATCTTACAACATCTCGGCGACCTGAAAACCGAAGCTGAGGGTCATTTTACCAATGACGGCGACGATGAAATATTCCACCAGGACGCAGAAGCGCTGCAGGCTGCTATTGATGCGGTTAAACGCAATGAAATCATTGCTGATGCTATAAACAGTGAGATTGCGAACTGCAATCGTGAAATCCGCAAGGTGGATATCGAAAAGGCGAAGGCTGAGGAACGCAGAATGAATTACGGTGACCGAAGGACAATGCTTATGGAGCTGCTCAGAACGATAAAAGACGGTGAAGAATGATGTTTCTGGGTGGATTTCTGATAGGTTTTATCATCGGCATAACGGTAATTGCGGCTATTGCGTGTGCGATGGCTGCGGGAGATTCAGAAAAAATTGATAACAGAAAATAACAGGAGGAAAATAAGAGGAATAGCGATGACGTTTGATTTTGATAGCGTATTTCACAAAGCACCTATGATTATTCTTAAAGATTGTCCTTGTAGGAAGTGTACCGAGCCTGAGTATGCTATGAATAATCCGTATTATCAATCGAATAAGTGTGAACATTGCAACAAATACGAAGAATGGAGGAAACATAATGGCTGAAAGAAAATATATAAGCATTGATGAATCTTACGACATAGGCACACTTGAAGATTGGTATATCAATTCAGTTTCGCAGGACGATGCTCCAGTATGGACAGAAGAACATCTTAAAGAAATGCTTAACGATTTTTATGTTATCCCTAAAGATACGCCTGCCGCCGACGTTGCCCCGGTGGTGCATGGGCATATCGTGTGGAAAGAATATCACAAAGGCGGTATCAGGAGGAGAAAATGCCTGCAGGAAATTAAATCCGTTTACATCGAGCAGCAAATGCCCTGTAAGCATATTGCCATAACAGACGAAAGATATTTATCCAAAGGCCCTTACTGTTCAGAGTGTGGAAAGCTGTTAGGCGAATTTCTGAACTATTGTGGAAACTGTGGGGCTAAGATGGACGGAGGTGAAAATTCGTGAAATCCAGATTACCAGTCACACCAGCACTGACCAGCCATGCTAAGAAAGTCCTGAAGCAAGAAATCAAGTCGGAGATGCTGGCATATTATGACAGATTTTCCGAGGAAGTCGATTCGCTGTATCTTCTCAGCATTGCCCGATTTTTCCACCCGTCACGCAAGAGACTGAAAGAGTTCTGGCGGTTCACACATGATCTGCACGTTGATTTTCGCAATCGCTATGAATTGCCGAAAGAGGACGATGAGTGGCTGTTTAAGTTTAAATTAAAGGACGAGTTCGGTGTGGATATCGAAGAACTGTACCGTGAAGCTGACAAGTGGGCAGAGGAGGAGAGCAATGACAACACAAGAAGCAAAAGCGTACCTTAACCAAGCCCGAGAAGCGGAAAGAGCGTACAGGCTGGCGAGAGACAGGGCAAATTCTTACGCTCAACTGATTATGGGAGGTAAAGCCGTCAAATACGACAGCGACGGTAGCACACACGAGAAGAACGGCAATACCGTAGAACGCACATACTGCTGTCTCGCTGATTATCAGGCAGAGGCGGACAGGCTGATGATGGAAATGCTGGGGGTGCGTCAGCAGGTAGAAAAGATTATCGGCACTGTGCCTGATGCAGTGCAGCGTGAAGTCTTGACCCGCAGATACATAATCGGGCAGAGGTGGGAGGATATTGCATTTGTGATGAATTATAATATCCGCCACATTTACAAAATCCACGGCGTAGCACTTCAAAGTATGGCATTGAATGGCACTATTACCCTGTGATATAATTATAATCAGCAAAGAACATAATGAAGCCGAGCCGCCGAGCCGAGGGCGGGAGCCTTAGTTTTCACTTGTCGGCGGCTTCCTTTGCTGACAAAAAACTTATGCGTCCTTCGGGGCGCTTTTTTATACTCCAAACCAAGCAGGTGGTGACCCGTGAATGAAAAAAATCTAATATCAAATTCCGAACGAACTCCGAGTGAACTCCGAGAAATCACTCAAAAAGGCGGCAAGGCATCGGGTGAGGCAAGGCGGCGCAAAAAGGATATGAAGCAGAAGATGAAGGCTCTGCTTGAACTTCCCGCTGCTGCCAATGACAGGGAGCAGCTTGAGGCTCTCGGTGTTTCTCCCGATGATATGGACAACGAGATGGTGCTTGTTATGTCTATGTTCCTGAGTGCCGCTCAGGGCGATACAAAGGCGTTTGACAGGGTGATACAGATACTCGGCAAAGATATTGCGCACGAGGAGCTTGCCCTTAAAAAGCGTGAGCTTAAGCTTAAGGAAAAAATTCCGAACGGTTCTGCATCTTCGGAAGTGCCTATACTTTACAAAGCACTGGAGGCTGATGACGAATGACGTTTGAAAAGCTTTCGGCAAAGCAGAAGAAGATATTCAGATGGTGCTACAAGGACGAATACAAAGCTATCATATGCGATGGAGCGGTTCGTTCGGGCAAGACCATATGTATGGTCACTTCATTCATTCTGTGGGCGATGAGACGCTTTAACGGGGCGACCTTCGGCATATGCGGCAAGACGGTGCGGTCTGCTGAAAGAAACATCATTATCCCTATTCAGAGCATTGCCGACATTACCTGTTATTTCCGCATATCTTACTCACGGTCGGTAAATCTGCTGACCGTAGAGGGCAACGGTGTACAGAATAATTTCTTCGTTTACGGCGGCAAGGACGAAAGCTCATATACGCTTGTACAGGGCATTACGCTTTCGGGGGTGTTGTTCGATGAAGTGGCACTTATGCCCCGTTCTTTCGTGGATCAGGCTATAGCGAGAACGCTGTCGGTGCAAGGTGCTAAGCTGTGGTTCAACTGCAATCCCGATACGCCTAATCACTGGTTCTATACTGAGTGGGTAAAAAAAGCGGACGAGCGCAAGGCTCTGCACCTGCATTTCCTGATGTCGGACAATCCCATTCTTACTCCTGAACAGCTTGAAAATGCCGACAGGCAGTTTTCGGGGGTATTCCACGACAGATACATCAAGGGTTTATGGGTATCTGCAGAGGGCGTTATTTACAAGCAGTTTGCGGATAATACTGAGCTGTATGTAATTGACACTGTTCCCGATGATATTCTGTTTGCAAACATTGGCTTCGACTTCGGCGGCAACGGCTCGGCTCACGCAGGAATATGCACGGGGTTCAGCCGCCGTTTCGGAAAAATCGTTGTGCTTGATGAATATTACCGCAAGGAAGTTATTACGCCGAAAGAACTTGAAGATGATGTAGTGGCGTTTATCCGCCGCTGTCAGGCTCGCTTCAATGTCCCCGAGGCGTATTTCGATAATGCGGAGACAACGCTTCTGAGGGGCATCAAATGCAAATGTGCCGAAGAACAGCTTCCCGTTCAGATACGCAATGCCAAAAAGACGGAGATACTCGGGCGCATACGGCTTACGAATATGATTATGTCCCAAATGCGTTTTCAGGTCATATCGGGGTGCAAAAATTTCATTGCGGCTCTGAGCACGGCGGTGTGGGACAAGGATCCTACTGAGGATATACGTGTCGATGACGGCAATTACAACATTGACAGCCTTGACGCTTTTGAATACAGCTTTGAGCCGTATATGAGCGATATTATTGAAATGAGGTGACAGGCAGATGATGATAGAAAAAATGCAGCAGGCGTTTCCGGAGGAAGAATTTCCCGGGGATAACGGCTTTTACAGCGGCTATATGGACAGGTGGCAGGATATTTACGAGGGTCGCCCGAAATGGCGTGAGGTGAAGCGTGCGGGGCTGAACATGGGCACTGTGCGGCAGATGAATATGCTAAACACGGCAAAGATACTGTGCGACGAGTTTTCACACAAGTGCTTTGCGGAGCAGGTGGACATATCCTGCGGGTCAAAGGAATATGACGACTTTATCCT